GGGGTCACTTCGCACCTGCCTGGAAGCAAGCCTTGGCGAGCGGGTCGAACTTCGCGCCTTGCTCGTCGATGCAGTCGTCGTACGCCTGGCCGTCCAGCGGAACGCAGTGGACGCCGATGGCCAGGGTCTCGACGGCTTCGACCTGGGCCACGCAGGCGGTCTCCTGCTTGGTCAGGCACCCCGTAGAGGCTCCGGAACAGAGGCACCCCAGCACCAGGAGGAGGGGGAGGAGAGAGGGGCCAGCGCCGGGCGTGCCGCTGTCCGGAGGAGAGGCATTGCGGGAGTCGACCCAGGCCTTGGCTGCCACCACGACGGGCCGCAGAGCCGCCGCCAGGGCGCCGTAGACCGCGGAGTCGACCGCGAGGTCACCGGACGACACAGCGGGCCAGGCGGCGCCCAGGACGACGAAGGGCAGGGTGTCCAGTGTGCGCGCTGCGAGCGGGCCCCAGGTGACCGCCTTCTCGAGCTTGGCCGTTGCGCCCGTGGCGTCGAGCAGGTGGTCGAGGCCCCAGAAGAGCGCGGCCAGGACGGCCCAGGGGGCGATCGGGTGGATGCCGACCAGCCAAAGGCGGGCGGCTTCGAAGTGGAGGAGGTTTTGCATGGGTTTTCCTGTGGCCGGTTGACGCCTGGCGTTCGCAGCCCCACATTTCCAGCATGTGGAAACTTGCCGTTGCGCTGGTGGCCGTCCTGCTGGGTGGGTGTGGGCCGACGTACACCGCGCCCGAGGAGCGCACGGTCGTGACGGCGTATCAGTACATCGCCGACCGCTGCTCCGAGGCCGCGGGGCGAATCAACGCGGAGCGGGCGAGTCCGACCGACATGATCGTGAAGGTCGTTTTAGTGACCGAGCAGACTGACGACGAGAATGCGTTTCCGCTTGAGAGCAGCGGCTTCACTGGCCTCGGCGAGGACCGCGCCACAACGGGCACCGAGGGGGACAGGCGAGTCCTGTACGTGGGCGCCGACGCCACCGTCGACGCCGTCGAAGAGGCGCTGCGCGAGTTCACCCGATGCCCGCTCGACCGGATTGCCTGTCCGATCGAGTATTAGAGCGGCACGATGCCGTAGTAGTTGGCCAGGCCGTTGAGCAGGTAGTCCTGGTCGGGTGTCGACATGACGCCGGAGACAACGCCCTCGGTGGCAAGGTGCTTGGTCCAATGCTGCGCGCTCGTCGCGGAACCGCCCCAGCGCTTGGTGCCCGCGAGTGATCCTGAGCCCACCGTGCCTCCGACGCTGTAGGTGGCGTCAGCCTTCCCGTGTGTACGGGTGCGGATGTAGCTGGACGCGCCGTCCATGACGGCGATCGCGACGAACGGGAGATCGGTGTAGCCAGCCCCGGCCACGGTGAAATGTGAGCGCACCGTGCCGGCCCATTGCGAGATCCCGACGGTAGGCTCCCCGTACATGCCCAGCGCATTGGAGCTGTGCAAGATGAACCCGTAGGTGATGCCGTTGTCGTACCAGCGCCCGACAATGACCTCGGTCCATGGCTGCGCCTGCGTAAAGGACGCTGTCGATCCGCTAAGAACCATCGCCCCAACGCTGGGCGGCAGGAATGCGCCGCGGCCGTTTATGCCCGTGGCCTCGAAAGCGCCCGCGCCAGCACCCGAGTACGTGAGCGAGAGGTCAGACCCGAAGCGAGAGCCGACCGAAATCGACGAGGTGATCGTGACGTTGTGGTCGAGGTCGAAGTAGTAGATCCAGTTGGGGACGTTGCCGGGGTCGAAGCCTGCTCGGTTGAATGGGTAGGTGACGATGCGCGGGACGGACGCGCGGACCGGCACGTCCGAGTCATTGTTTTCCTCTGTGCGATCGCCCCAGAGAACCTGCCTGGCGTAGAGCGTGACGGAATCGGTTGTGCCGCTGCCGGCGCACTCGAGGACTACGTTTCGCGACGCGTCGACTGTCGCATACCTGAGATCGTCGCCCTCCGGGCTGGCCGAGGGGTAGGTGTACCAGACCTCGAGATTCGCGCGCCGATCGTCGACGTCGCTCGATTCGGACTGGACGAACTCCGCGAAGTTGGTGCTGAGATCGGCCGCCCTCTCGTTCGTCTGAACGCGTGGCTCGACGAAGGACCCGTCCGACTCGCGCGGGTTGAAGATCGAGTATTCGTCCGGGTCGACGGTGCTCGGACCGAGGCGAATGGCAAACGAGGTCGCGCCCTCGTCGACGTTGATGACCGGGAAGTTGTCGGTGTCGTCGAGCGGCGTGAAGTCGCCCGGGTCGACCTGAACGGCCTGGAACCGCAGCGGCGGGAGCAGAGCGTTGGCCCGGTCCTCCAGCGCGGCATTCGCGCTCGTGACGAGGTTGATCTTGCCCGAGTCGATGTTCCGGACGGTGGAAACGAAGCGCTCGTACGGAGTCGATGAGCCAGAGCCGTAGGGCTCCTGATACCAGCGATGGTTGGGCGACTGCCCGGCCGAGATTTCGTCGCCGACCAGGCTAGAGTATCGCAAGCGCCAGACGTCGTTCGACGCGAGGAGCGGGCCGCAACGGGCGAGCATCCAGTCCTGCGAGGAGAGGTCGCAGAAGAAGATCGCGGCTCCGTCGCCGACCTCAATGCCCGCGCCCTGCGTGACCTCGGTGTCAAGCGTCGGGTGGGTGAAACCGATCGTGCCCTTGGTCGGGTCCTCTTCGTCCGGCGTGAAGCTGTCGACGACGAACCAGTTGCCCGCGATGTAGACGACGCCGCTGCCGTCCCGGGCGAGATCGATGGTGTCCCGAATGAGGCCGACGACCTCCGGATCCATGTCCTTGATGTCGAGCGAGTTGAACGGGAGAAGCGTCTGGTCGCCGTCCGCGAGCGCGCAAGGCGTGTAGGGAACCGCCTTGGTCATGACGTGGGCGCCGCCGTAGCTGTCGCCGTAGCGGAGCGACCACTCGAAGGACGCGGCACCATCGTAGGGGCGGCGCGCCATGACGAAGAAGCGGTCGTAGTTGACGGCTCGTGGCTCGTCTCCAGTGTTCGCTTCGCCGTCTTTGAAGCGCGGGCTGATGCGGGTCGTGAGCTGCTTGCGCGCGTCGCCCGCGATGCCTGCCTTGGCAATGAGGTAGGGCGCCGTGATGAGCGCGACCGTGCTGATCGTCACTTCTTCTGGCGGCGGGATGACCGTGTAGTTGTCGGGCTGAGGCGGCGGCGCGAAGACCGCTTCAGCCTGATAGAGGTCCTGCTCGGTCGTGACCGTGACGGCGTTGCTCTCTAGCGTGCCGAGGCTGAGCTTCTTGATTCGCAGGTAGAGATCAGTCAGCTCGAGCGGCGAGTAGTCAAAGGCGATGACATCGCTCGGCGCAAGTTCGATGATGCTTGGTCCGGTCCCGCCATCGCCCCGCTCCCGGTTCATCGGGATGACGGCCTTGTAGCGCGGGGTGTTGGCCTCGCTCAGCAGCCGATGCGCGACTTTGCTGGCCACGGTCGACTCGTAGATCGTGGGCATCTCTCGCTCGATCGTCTCGACCAGCCCGTTGTCGAGCGAGAGGCCCGGGTCTTTGGCCGTCGCTACGTTGTCCGCGCCCTCGCCATCGCCGGAACCGTTGCGCATCTCGAACTTGACCCGGCACTGCGAAGCGGTCGCGGCCCAGGTCGTTTTCGAGAGCTCCTCCAGCCCACTGCCCAGGACGTGCGACTGGTTGAAGCGCGGCAACACACCGCTCGCCTTGCGGATCAGGGTGAGACGGAGAAGCCCGGTTGCCGGGTCGATGAGCAGGAGCCCCTCGATGTGGTCGAGGATCTGCTTGACGAGTTCACCGGCCTTGTCCGCCTTTTCGAGGCGGTAGGATGCGCCCAGCTCCTCGTCGTAGATGACCTGACGAGCTGCCGAGAATGAGTCCGTGTCGACGGCGGGCAGCTTTGGCCCGCCGCAAAAATCCGGGTGCGTGAGCAGCGTGTAGAGCAGCGAGACCGGGTTGACGTCGAGCCCATTGGGCATGATGCCCGCGTCGTCACCAATCGCAGGGGCCGGGCAGCTGACCGTGACCTCGACCGAGACGTCAGCGATCTTCGGCTCGTCGCCCCAGCAGAACTCGTTGAAGCTCAGGCGCGCGAACTTGTGATAGCTCGGGTAGACGTACTCGAATGCCGTGTTCCAGTCGGGCCCAAACTCGTAGAAACCAATGAACTCGTCCGGCGCCTCTGCGCCGTTGCCCGCGCGAAAGAAAATCTTCTCCAGGCCGAGGTACTGAGCCCAGACGCCCGAGTGTTCCTTCGTCCACCAGCCGTTCAGGACGCCGGCGCCGATGCCATTCGCGTCGACTCCAGACTGATAGGGCGGGCCTTCCTTGACGACTCCGCCCCACCACCAGTTGTTCGGGTAGGACCCGCCTGGCTTCGGGTCGGACGGATCCGCGTTGTCGCCGTTGGGGTCGCTACGCAGCAGATCCCCAGAGGTCGTGACCGGCGTCGTAAACGCGGGACCGGTGCCATCCCACAGGACCTTGCCGTCGTACCAAATCTTCCGGAGGCGAATGAACCCATGCTCAGCCCCGTCGACCAGCACTCGCTCGCAAAGGAGCAGGTCGAGCGAGGACCAGAACTGCTTCGCCTCGGATCCTTCGATGAGCGTGCCGCCGCCGGATAGCTCGGTCGAGAGGACGTAGCTCTGGGTGTTGGGGAACGGGTTGCCTTGGGTGACGTCTCCGGCCCAGATGCAGATTGGCGAGCGCTGCTCGAGCGTTCCGAAGATGAACGGGATCGGGTCGCCGTATTTCGCGCGAGGTCCGGAAAACTCGGTCGTGTCCTCGTCCGACCCGGCGCGATCGATGGCGTCCGCCGTCGACTGAGACGTCAAGACACCTTCCTCTTCTTGTCGAGGCGGATCTGGAAGGGGTTGTTGCGCTCAGTCGGCACCCAAGGAAACGCGCCAAAACGCGACGTGTTTTCGAGGCGCGCACACCGCGCGTAGCTGTTGTCGCAGCCCGGCCGCATGGTGAACGTCGTGCCGGCGAGCGGGATGTCGAATGAGGTAGGGAGCACGACCCGCGCTCGGAAGCTGTTGTTCGAGTACTGGTACTCGTGGATCTCGTAGACGGTCTTGTTCTGGGTGACGTCGTCATTGACGCCCGTGATGACCCCGCCCGTCATGTCGACTACACCTTGCTGGACGTCGTCGATCCAGGTGCCATCAATGACGTACTGGCCCGCCATGATGCGCTGGTTCGCGAAAACCTCGGCGATCGAGACGACGTTCAGCCCGAGACCGCTCACATCCTTGCCGCAGTTGGAGTCCCCGAGCTGCCAGCTGCACGTCGGCTGGACCTTGTTCTTCGGGATGACGACCGCCAGGCCGGATGTGAAAACATCGGCGAAGTGCAGCTCGCAACGGTCGCCCTTGACCGTCGCGCTATCCATCACTCGCTCGAGCGCCATCACCGGTGTCGACGGGACGCCGCGCTGGTAGCGGCGCAATCGGACCCGGACCTCTTGGGGCGTTTTGGCGAGCCCGCAACGCTTGGCGATGTCGGACTGCGCGGTAACCGTGATGGTCAGGTCTGCCGTGTCTTCGCCGTAGGGGACGATGGCCCACTCGGAGCGCGAGAGCCCCTTCAGCGGCAGGTACTCCTCGCTGCTCCCCGTGAACGCGTCCTCGTCCGACGTGTAAAACATCGGATCGTACCCCGAGATCGTGAACTTGTAGCACTCGACGGGGCGGCTTTGAGAGTTGTACTCAGACATCGACGTCCCACTGCTCGTCGAGCGTCGTGCTCAGGCTCGACCCACTCCGCAGCTCCAGTTCGCAGAACGTCCAGCCGCGGTCTCGGCCGATGAAAAGCGGGTTTTGCTGCACGGCGGAGTAGGTGAAGCCGGTTGGCGTGAACGTCCCTTGCGAGTCGCCGTTGACGTAGAGGGCGGCGCTACCGCCCGTTGCCGCGGTGAACTTCAGCTGCGCGAGCATCTTGTCGGACGCGTACGCCGTGAGGTCGAACGTCTCCGCGAACGTCCCCGCAACACCGATGTACGTGACCGTCAGCTCGCTATCGTCCTTGTTCCACGTCCAGCGGAGGCCGCCGTTCTCGGCGTCGTTCAGGACCTCCAAAAGCGTGCTGGTCGTCTTCGCCAGGGCGTTCAGACGGAGCACCACCGAGAGCACGTAGTCTGTCGTCCCGTCGTGCAGGACCTTCCAGCCGTCGATGTCCGCTGGCGTGAGCGCGATGCCGGTGTCGGATTCGAGGGTGTTGAAGCCGTAGTAGCGGGCCAGGCCGTTGCGGTAGGCTGTGATGTCGGCGGGGACTTCGCTAACGAGAAAGGCGTTGTACCGAGCGAGG